TCATTCAGATGCTGGTCATCTTTGGAATTTTGGAAATGGCTATTTTGGTACAACAGAGATAACTACAAATACTGGAACTGGTTTTCAAGATGCAGATGGAAATGGCAGATTTTTTTATGCCGTTCCTACAAATTACAGATGTCTTTCAACTAAGGGGTTAAATCAATAATATGGCTTATACGAATATAAATAAGAGCAGTTTGCACATGAACACTAAGCTCTATACAGGTAATGGAGCAACTTCTTCAGCAGGTACTTTAGCAAGAACAATAACAGGTGTAGGTTTTGAGCCATCACTTACATGGGTAAAAGAACGAACTTCTATAACTGGTGGTTATACATCTCATTCATTACATGATGCAGTTAGAACTGCTCCTATGACAATAGAAAGTAATTCTACAAGTGCAGAACAAAATGTGACAACACAATATGGTAATGGTGGTATTGGTTCTTTTACAAGTGATGGGTTTGGTATTCATTCGGGACATGCTGGAAATTCAGATAACTTTAATGTCAATAGTGGAAATTATGTATCATGGAACTGGAAAGCTAATGGTGCAGGTTCAGCTAATACAGATGGTACAGCATCAAATGTGACAGTATCAGCAAATCAAACTGCGGGTTTTTCTATTGTTCAATTTGATGCTACACAATCAAGAGTTTCTGTTGGACATGGTTTAGGTAGCACACCAGATGCAATTATTATGAAAGAAACTGAGGGTTCTGGTGGTTGGGTAGTAGGTGGTTTTGGTTTAGATTGGAGTGGATACCTTTCTTTACAATCTACTAATGCTTTTAACAACGATAGTAATGACAGCTCTGGTACTGGTAGAATGTTTACTCCAGATGGATATGCTCCAACAGCTAGTGTTTGGTCAACAAATGGTAGTGCTTTTTTAAGTGGTGGAACTAAAACTTGTATTGCTTATTGTTTTAAATCTATTCCTGGTTATTCTGCATTTACTTCCTATGTTGGCACAGGAGATACTAATGGTGCATTTATTTACACTGGATTTCGACCAGCATTTGTTATGGTTAAAAGAACCGATAGTACAAACAACTGGGTAATTTATGATAACAAAAGACCAAATTCATTTAATGAAATTACTCATGCTTTATTAGCAAATTCTTCTGATGCAGAACATACAAGCACATCTGATGATGATTGTGATTTTTTATCTAATGGAGTGAAAATGCGTTGTACTAACAATGCAAGTAATGGTGGTGGTGCATCATATATTATGATGGCATTTGCGGAAGCTCCCCTAGTAGGAACTAACAACATACCATGTAATGCGAGGTAAATAGAATATGACAAAAGCAAGAGATTTAGCAAATATAATATCAGGTGGTTTTACAGTAGATGATTTACCTACTTTAACTGCTAATGAAATTCCAAATTTAGATGCAGCAAAAATTACATCTGGTACTTTTGCCGATGCAAGGATAGCTGCGTCTAATGTTTCGCAACATGCAACATCATTTGACGATAATAAAATTGTTAATGATATTTCTACACTAGCTATTAGACAAGCATCTAATGAAAACAAATCAGCTTACAATACTAACTCAATGTATGTTGATGTGTTTCAAGATGCTACTGGAATTACAAATTTAACTAATTCAACTAGAAATTCTAGTGAATATGTATCATCAAGTAGTGAAAGTTCGGCATACGAAACAGGCGATAGAGAAAGTTCTTATACAATCACTCTAGGTAGTCTAAGTGCAAGTAACGATATTAATCCCAATAGTGGGAGTGATGTAGGAAATTGGTTAAATGGTAATATAAGCACAGGTTATACTAATGCTTGGGTGTGGAATCATACAGGCTCTAATTTTGATGGTGCTACTATTACATTCGATTTAGGTTTAGGTAATTCTAAAATTTATACAGGTGCTAAATTTCATCAAGATGCTAATGACAGTAGTGGTAATTGGGCATTTTTAGGTTCAAATGATAATTCTAGTTTTACTAATTTATCAGGTACTTTTGCTTGGGGTGGAGCAGGTATGACAGGTAGTGGTACTGATTATACACAAGAAATTTCTTGGACTAATACTACTGCATACAGATATTTAAGATTAGAGGGTCAATCAGGTGCACAATCTAATGATTCTGCTTGGCAAGAAGAATTAGAATTTAAAGTGCAAACAGGAACATATAACGCAACTGGCTCATTTGAAAGCAACGCAATTACTGCTCCATCATCAACTAACAAGATGGGTGCTATTATTACTTATCAAGACCAAGCAGGTACTAACGCATTAAACACAGATATAGTTTTAAAACTTTCTGCTGATGGTGGTTCTAACTACACAACAGCTACAATGACAGCTATGCCAGATTTTGCTTCTGGTATTAAGATGGCAAAAGTAAATGACTTGAGTGTGACAGCAGGAACAAGTTTAAAATACAAAATAGAATTTGCTAATCAAGCATCTGGTTCAAAAGAGGCTAGGATCAGAGGCGTTTCATTGCAGTATTAATAATGAAGATTGCTTTGGTTATGCTCATGTGTAGCACATTCCATGGCTGCCTAGAACCTTTCATAATGCCAACAACATACGACAATTACTATGATTGTCTCCAGGCTGGTTATGAAGAGGCTTTAAATAAACAAACAGAAATAGGGAGAGTTGAAACTAATAAGCATAATATCTTTATTAGGTTTAGCTGTGATCCAGTAAATGAAATCTAAAAGAAAAAAATCTAAATCTAATATCGAAGACGCAAATGGTATTAGAATATCTTACCATGAAAAAGTCTGTGCTGAGAGAATGAAAACTTTATTTAAAGCAATAGACGAAATGAAATCAGATATTAAAAGTTTAAAAGCCGATATGAATCGGGGTAAAGGTGCCGCTGCAATTATAATATTAATTGGAGGTTTACTTGGCTCGATCTTTTACTACTTCACGAAATAGAAACACCGCTGCCGTAGGCTTATCGAATGAGCTGCTTGCTCAATCTCATTTTGCAAAGGATCCAAACTTAATTGTTTTCGTTCCTGCAGGTGGTCTTGGACCAATCGATATACTTACGCTTAACATCAAAACAGGGGAGTACCAAGCTTATGACGTTAAGACTCAAAACTATCGAAGATCTGGAACTAAGATCTATCGAGCTAAAACAAAAGAGCAAAATAAACTAGGTGTCAAAATTCTTAACTTTGACCCGAGAAAGGATAAATGATTTATGGAAGATGTTAAAGAAAGAATCCGACAACATGAGGGGTTTAGGCGTTCTGTCTATTCCGATAGCTTGGGTTTCGCTACTATTGGTTATGGTCATTTGGTATTACCTACCGATAACTTTGTTGAGGGTGTGGAGTATTCTAAAGAAGAGCTTGATGCTGTGTTTGATAAAGACTTTCAAATTGCTCTCACTTCTGCTGATGAGCTACTGGAAGAAATAGATCCTAACGAAAAATTTACTACAATTAGAGGATTGATTTGTGAGATGTGTTTCCAACTTGGTAAACCAAGAGTAAGTAAATTTAAAAAAATGTGGGAGGGTATTAGAGCTGCAGACTATAATAAAGCTGCGGATGAGATGCTTGATTCCAACTGGCATAAGCAAACAACTAAAAGATGTGAAGAGTTAGCTGGCATAATGAGGAGCTGCGCATGATCCATCTATTAAAGATATTTAATAATCCATTAACTAAAATGGTTATGAATAAAGGCAGCGAGTATCTAAAGCATCGTGCCGAAAAAGTTAAAACAATTAGAGCTGCTGAAATTGAATGTGCAAAGGATACAGATTTAGCTCGTATCAAAAGCCAGGATACCTCGATCAAGGATGAGGTATTAATGTTTTGGCTAATCGGGATGCTTACTACTGGCTGGTTTCCTGGTACTAGAGATAACTTTAGAGAGTGGGTATCTATAATTAATGATTTGCCAGACTCAGTTTGGTATCTGGTTATTATAGTTTTCACTGCAAGCTTTGGTTCCAAAGTCACTAAGTCTGTTCTTGATCGAAAGAAAAAGTAAATGGCTCGTATCAAGTTTGATATTACTAAACAGCCACACGAACGGATCCCAAAGAAGACTAGCATAGGCAGAAGACCCAAATTTTCAAGTATGAATAAACATAAGAAGAGATCTTGGAAAGCAAAGAATAGAGGTGGAATGTGAAAAATATTAAGTTATCTGAAAATACTGGAATACAACTTCCAGCTAAAAATTTAATAGCTATTGTAGCTGGTGCAATTTTAGCAACAGTTTCTTTCTTTGAATTAGAAAATAGAATTAGCTCATTAGAAACTGCTGATACTTTATTTCAAGCTGATCTTTTAAAAAAGGCTGAGCAAGAACCTAAGAACCTAGAGATGTATATGTTGATTGAACATCTTGCGGGACAAATAGAAAGTATTGAAAAGGAGATCGAGGCTAGCAGATATAACAAAGTTAATATCGATCACATTAAAGAACAAGTAAACGTTCTACAAAAACAAATAGATAAATTAAGAAACGGAAGTCATTAAATGGAACAAATTATAGCTTTACTTCTCTTGGTCAACAATGAGATTAAGGAGGCAAGATTGCAGCCAGATCTAAGTACCTGTTTAAAAGGTAAAAGAATTGCAAACAGAGATGTTTCAGACAATGTAGAATATAGATGTATTAAATCAAAAGCTGAGCTTGAAAAAAATATAGACGGCTCATACTCAATTAAAAAATTAATAATGGAATAATGATAGATAGATTTTTATATAATTGCTTTGCAGCTCTAGACACTTTTTCTAATTTCTTATTTGGTTGGATGGAACCCAAGTATTGTAAGTGCAATATTAATACTGGATCCAAAAGAAAATGTAAGAGATGTGGATGCAAAAGAATACTCAAATAAACTTGTGTTAGACTTGTGTTAAAATAGTGTTTCAAACTGAAACATGATTGTAAAATAAAGCTTATTATATAGGTATATCTGCTAATACTTTTTAATCTAAAACAGGTTGTTTCTGTTGATAGTAAATAATAGTATTAGATTTAAGAGTCGGTTTTCTAAACCGAGGGTCGGAGGTTCGAATCCTCCAGGGCGCGCCATTTATCTAGCTTTTTTAATTTGGTAAATATATTTGTGTAAGAATTGTGTAAGCGGGGATAAGAATCCCCGCCTTTTTTTTTGCCTAAGATTTATTAAAAGTATCTTGATATGCCATTTCTTTCTCAAGCTTTGGCAGCATCGGAGCGTAATTATTCTGCAGCCTCTGCTCTTCCTGGATATTAAGATCTATCTCTTTCCATTTCTTGTGGATCATGCCATGTTTTGTATGGTCTATATTGGCAAGTAGATCCTCTGGTTTACCAGCAAAAAATTTATTAATATCGTATCCCTCAGTTTTACATAAGAAGAATAGCCTATCAGCTGATATGCCGTTGGCAGCTTTCTCGTACTTCTGTATCTGTTGGAATGTCAAGTTTTGTTTTTCTGCTATCTTAGATTGAGTCTTAACATTTGGGATCGCTTTCTGAGATCCGTCTCCATGTTTAATGATCTTATCTAAGTGTCTTAATGCAAACATAACTTTTGCTATATTTGCTTTCTCAAGTAGTATTGCGCTAATAATCATTAGCTCCTCCATTGGTTATTAGATTATTTAGTGCAGCGGTTCTTTTGTTTTTATTCAAATCAGATAAAGGCTTTTGATAGAAACCTTTAAATGTTTTCAATTCTTTTTCCCATCCATATCTTGCAGCGAATGAGGCATCATCCAAGACTCTCTTAGCATACATAACTGATGCGCTAAACTTTCTAAAAGGAGAGGCTCCCTTATGCCATTCGACTCCAACTCTAGCAGCTGCTTTCTTAACTACATCTGCAGCATATTCTTTTCTGTATGGAAAGACTCTTCTGTATTGTCTAGCAAAAGTCTTAGGATTAATTTGTATATCCATCCAGGCTTTTAATAACTGATATAATGTTGCAGTTATCTGAACCTGTCTTTTTCTTTTATCTGTCTTTAAATAGTTTGGTCTAAAATTACTATCTCCATCTAGTGAATGTTTAACATCGATCACATAGAATCCTTGCTCTTCATCCTGGTAAACATCCTCGTAGCAAACACCAAGAGCTGCGCTTAGCTCTATTCCAGTTTCTGCTAACATGTGGACCCATGCTTTTTTACCTGGGTGTGTTTCTGCATTAATCATATTAAAGACTTCATTAGATTTAGGCAGCCAGTTATCTTTAGGTGCAGCTCTGTTTTCTAATTGTCTAGGATGAAACTCAAATGCTAAGATCTCTTCAATCTCAATGTTCCATTCCTGGTCTTTACAAAATATTAAAAAGTTTTTGAAATATCTTAATGCTCTATTAACTACAAGCTTACCAATCTTTTCTTTGGTTCTAATACCATTAGATACCTTGCAGCTCGTTAATAAGCCATGCTTGGTGCTTAGAGCGCCATGTTTAAAATCTGATGCCTTGTACTCATCTAGGTACGTTTTGCTAATATACGGCTGGATATGGGACTCTAATATAGAGATATATCCATCTTTAGTCTTAGATTCTAGATCTGGCTCTGAATTTATAGATTTAAAGTATTCTTTAAAAGCATAGTCAAAAGTAATTCTATTAGTTTCTACTGGTTCCATTTTTATACCCAGCTCATCTATTGATTTTGTTAAGCAATCCTTTTCAAATTTGATTGCCTCTCTTTTTTTATTGATAGGGAAAGATCCAACAGTAAATACTTTACCACCTACCTTAACGTAAACTTTATACTTATTACCATTCTTAGCTATTCTTGTTTCCATGCTTTCCTTTCTCCTTGTATGGATTGTAAACTTCCAACTCTGCTCAGGTAGTGTCTTTATCCTTTGGATCCTGGGTAATAGTTTTCTTAGTTATTAATAATGGTTTTTTCCAAAAGGGTTTTTTCTTCAAGCAGATTTCTCCTTTACTAAAACTCTCTTGCCATTAGCATCAATCTTATAAGTCTTAACTGATGTAATTGGATCTGGCTTAGTATTATAAACAACTTTTTTTAAAGAAGATTTAATTGCTTTTTCTTTTTTCTTATCATCGTCTAAAGTCATAACGACAACATGTTTATCGAACCAATCTTTAGCCATTAAGCAGCTCCTTTCTCATATTTAGATTTTAAATGATCGTTTTTAACATGACCGCTATCGAACCATTTACTCCAGCCAACAGCCTTACATTTCCAATGATGTTTAGTATTGCCGTTATCATTGTTATAAACAAAGACAACAGTATCTCCCATGGATGTAGATCTATGACCCATCTTTTTTCCTTTAACAACTTTTAAAGGAACAAGAACATCTATGTTATCATCGTAATCAACATTAACATCGTACTCTCCAACACAATCTGGATTGCTCCAGCTGTCATTAACATTTTGTGTAGCTTGCCAAACTAATTCGCAAACATCATGCTCAGTTAATTCTCCGATCTCCCAATAGTGTCTATTAGATCCAGAGATTGAATAGTTAGCAATATGAACTGGCTTATCTTCAAAAGCCGAGTGCATAACTCTAATTTCATTTGGTAGTTTTTTCTTCATTACGCAGACTCCTTTTGTTTAAGTGATTCTATTTTGTCGTAATCGTAGTGGATATTATTTGTAAGATTTGTAATTTTTAAATTACTGATCTTGTGGTTCCAATAAGAACTTACAAATGAACCAAGTTTATCTTCTGCTTTTACGTCATCTGTAAACTGATAAGCTTTATTAATTTGCTTACCTGCTTTCTTATACATAACCTCGTAATATTTTTTAGTCATTAAGCTCCCTCCTGTATTTTTAAGATGTCTAAACTTTGAGTGACGAAGTATTTATCTCGCTCGATACCCAAACCAAATTTACCTTTGAAGTTTTTTAATTCATCCAAAGAAACATAACCTAACTCTTTGTCATGCACACAGCACAAACCAAATGCTTGATTAGTTTCTGGATCTAACTCTGATAGATACCAAGTACCAGTACCTGTTGGATTGAATAATTTAACAACAGCTTTGAAAGTTTTAGTACCATCTTGAGCCTTGTGGTTTTCTACAAGCTTTTTGTATTGACCAGCTAAAAGAAATTTTTGAGCCATTACGCAGCCTCCAATGTTAAAGGTTTAACAAATTTTTTGTGGTCATCAAAACTGACATCACACAATAAAGTTCCGTACTTATCTCCAGCATACAAAACTAATCTTTGCTCAACATCGTTGTGAGGAAAAGAAAAAGAAACAACAGCAACAACTTTGCCATCAGCTTTTAAATCTTTGATTGTTTGAACTGGGATGTTTTGATTTCTACCCATTGAGATAGATTTCTTATTAACTTTTTCTAAATCAGACATACTGATTACTTGATAGGTTTTACCCATTAGCGCTCCTGTGTTAGTGTTAGTAATTTTTTTGTGAACCATACATTTCTAATATAGGCATGATTGTCAATATGTCAATGCCATAAATGTAATTAATTGACATTAAAGCAAACTAAAAAAGGCGTAGGGGAATCCTCTGCTAAAGCAGCAATTTAAACGTGGTTATAAAAGGCTAGTAATTACGCTTGTAATTTAACTAGCTGGTCTTGCAGCTGGATCACATCAACAAGTTTTGTGTGAGCCGTTTTTGAGAGAGCTGCTATACCTGGCGGGTAGATCCCGTCATTTTTTTTCTTTAGTCTCAGAATTTTTGCGTTCAGAGACTTTCTCTCTTTTTCCTTTTCCTGGATCTTTTTCTCCAGGTGTTGGTAGTGTGTTATCGCCATCGGTCTTTACCTCCTTTATGCGATTAAATTCATAGCTGATTGTTTTATCATCTATGATTATTTCAGCAGCGGTACTTGGCACACTTGCTTGGACCGCGCTATCCAGATCTTTAAAATTCTCATGAGCTGTAAAGCTTACGGAACCAGACCAGAATTTTTCAAATAGTTTACCCATTGGGATAATCTCTTTCTTTAATCATTTGTAAGTAGTGAATGGCTTTATTGATGTCTTTTATTTTGCCTTTTTTTTTATGTCTGCAGATGTATTTTATAGCGTTTCCCTCTGCAAAAGGCAAATCGTTTTCGTTGATAAATTCTGCTGGTTGGATCTTCATATTTTTATAATGATCTCCATCAACTTGCTCTTGTAAGCTTTGATATATTACTGGTTTAAAATCTTGACTCATTGTCATTTTATTATTTGAATACTTCTTGATTTTCCTTTTAAGTTTGTCAGCCATCCTCTTGCTATTAATTGTTTAATATATTCGTGAACACTATTTTTAGATTTGAGTTTAAGCGCCAGCTTAATTTCATCATAAGATGGCGCTATATTATTCTTAGAAATTTGTTTCTTGATAAACAAGTAAACGTTATTTTGTTTTTTTGTTAATCCAAATTTCTTAGACATTTCCCACTCTAAAATTGATCCGCAAATCCATCATCAGCTGCAGGTTTACTGCCTGTCTTTTTGATGGTAATTTTTAGATCTTTATTTTCTTGGATATAACAAGATGCCTCCATCCAGGTTCCATCTATAGTAAAATTCTTTCTATAAGGTTTACCTGTCTTTTGGTTTGTCTTATCACTATCCACTAACACTAAGTCTGGTTTATTATCTCCAGGCTTTTTGTCAGCATTCCTTTTCATTGAAAAGGTACAGACCCAATTAGGATCCTTTGGTTTTTGAAAGTCAGCCATAAAATTATCCTCCTATTAATTGCTGTTTTCTATCCTTAAAAGCTTTGACGATTTCATCAAACTTTTCAGAATCTTTTGTTTTAAGCTCAGTTAAATATTTTTTATTTTTACTTGCGAGCTGATCCAAGTTTGCTTGTGATGCAATATTTTTAATTCTTTCTAAAATGATAGAGCTTATATTTAGATCTAAACCTACATTCTCATTGTTGTTAGTTTGTAAGTTAGGCAGCTCTTCATTAGAATAAACTTGACCATGAATCCCTAGTGCTTTTAAGATTGCTCTATCAGCAGCTCTCTTTTCGGCAACAGATACTGGATACATATAATCATTGTTAAGAGGAGAGACTTCTCCAAACGTAATATATTTTTTACCTTTAAATTCAGCTACAGCTTTAACTACAACACATCCTTTTTCTAAATTACAACTTTGTAAAAATGGTTCTACCTGGATGTCATATCTTGATGCTAATTTTTCTACTTCAAAATGTTTGATTGCAAATTTACCATTATCAATCTGCCACATACCACCATTGGATCTAAGCTTAGCTAGATCTGTTTGTATGTTAGTTATATCTACTACTTTACCCATAAACACTTTCCGCTATCCAGGCAGTTTGAATAAGAAACAGCACCCGCTGCGGTGTGCAAACTATTCTGATCCGCCTGGACAACATCATTCGCATTTACTTTTATAACTAACAGGGAGAGAAAAATTACTAGCAATAGACAAAGATTCTTTAAACTAGCTTTTTTCTTTCGTGCGAATTTTTTTTCTAAAAGAATCTGCTGCATATTTAATACTTCTGGATTCTTCATAAACTCATTACCAACTCGATTACTTCTACTGTGGCTACTATTGCAAGCTCTATAGCCAGTATTGTATGATAGATATGCCATACGACTCCTTTGCTTTTTATTTTTTTCATTAATTTAAACCCCATAATTTTTTAGCTATATCCAAATGCTCTCCCATGCCTTTCCAAAAGAAGTGGGTAAAGTCTGGAGAGATCTCTTCTACCCAGGTAGATTTACCTGCGTGTCTTTCCATAATTAATTCTCTTTCTTGTGCAACTCTATCCATCTTACTTAAATAAAGTTTTAAGTTTTCTGGTTTTAAATCATCGCAATTTTCTGGAGTAAAAATATTATAATTCTCCTCATTCATTACGAGTAAATGTGGTTTCTTTTTTTCTTCACATGCAAAATAGTATGTAGCTACTTGCAAGATATGATCGGACCACCCCATATAACCTTTTTTAATATTTGGCAGTGAGTAGGTACTGGTTCCATCTTTCTTGGGTCGATTCTTTTTTCTGTGTTTAGTTTTAAATTCTACAAAAGCATTCTCGTTTTCTATATCTATTCTACCCGTCACTGGCAGAACCGCATTTTTTAAATTTAATGCAATAGATCTTTCGCATTCTGTTTCTCCAGTCAATGCAATTTCTTTCATCGCATCTTTTAATGTTTGGTATGACTTTGCTAAACCAGCTCTTGAGATCTCGTAAACTTTTTTATCTTCTTCATCTACTGGAGTATAAGAATTAAAAGCATCGCAACTGTCAGTACCTTGCTCTAATATTTTTTCAAAAATTTTTCTTTGTGCTGGTATAGGTTCTTTAGTTAATCCTTTACCTTTAATATACATCCACTCAAACTTTCCGAATGTAAGTTTAAGCAGCTCTCCTAGGCATGTTCCCGTAAACATCTTTGCATTACCAGGTAGATCTCTTCTTTCTTCTTGTGATAAGTATAAATATTTATATGCCCAGAGACATATCATCGAATTTAATTGAGTAGGGGACCAGTGATTAAGTTTGTAGATCTCTACCCAAGCAGGCAGCTCTTTAATGTTGTCTAAAAAATCATCTGTAATTTCTTTTGCTACAGCTTTTTCTTTTGTAATCATAAAATCAAATCAATAGATTCTTTTATGAACAAATATGGAATACTGTCAATACAAAATAGGTATATTTGTGTATTTTTACAACTTATGTGTTAACAAATTGACTAATAAGCAGTGGATTATACTTAACTTTAACTGGTGTAGCTATACCAATATCTTCTGGTTGAAAGCTTTTACATGCATCATTTACAGGTTTCCAGGTTAAAGGATTTAATAAACTTAATGAATAATCATCATTACTTTTTAATATACCAATAACATCAACAGCATTTTTATTTCTTTTTTTATATTTTTCAGATGGAGTACAATAACAATATTTACCTATTGCCAAGCTGCTAAACTTTTTAGTTTGAGGTATATCGAATAAATATATTTCTCCGTCAACATGAGATCCAGGAACATTTATTTGAATAGCTCTTACGTTTGGATGGTAATACTCAAAAGGTATTTGGATTTGAGTTTGTTCTTTTTCAGAATAAGTTTTTACATGATAAGTAGGATCTACATACCATCTTAAAGTTATGTCTTTTTGCGGCATATAAACTTCAACAGGATGGCAGCCAATAACTTTAGCAATCTCTTCTGCTTGATCCCATTTAATATCTCTTGAATTTTTAGCCCAACGATTAACTGTTGTAGTATCTTTATGTAATTCTTTTGCTAGCTGTCTTTGGTTCCAGCCTTTACGATCCAATAGTGCTTTTAATAGTGCCATAGTTTTTTTGTGATGCTTGTCTACAGAAACATCAGATCTACCCTTTGCATTAATGTTAATGATGTTGGTATCTTTATTAGTTTTAATTGTCATATTGTCAACAAGTTATAATATAACTAGGCATGATTTGTCAAATGATTACTTTATAAGTAATTTGTGGTTGAATTTATATCATATTTATCCCGTATTATGCACATGTAATATAGGTATTAATTTTGACATATAAGCAATTATACCTATAAGCAAATCATGAGCTTAGAACAATTCAGATTAAAAAAAGGTTTTTCACATAAAGCATTAGCTAAATTTTTAGGTTTGTCAGGCACATCTCCAGAAAGCACAGTTTGCAGGTGGTGTATTGGCGACAGGATCCCAAGACCAAAATACATGGATCTAATTAAAAATAAAACTAAGGGAGCTGTAAAGCCAGCTAGTTTTTATGCGTAAGAAAAAAAAACTTACAGGCACAATAAATGATTACAAAATGGTTCATGTTATTACTCATGATTGGATTTCTAATTCTGAGTGGATGTCAATTTCCAAAGCAAAAAAACTTGAACCCGCTAAGTGTCATTCGATCGGTAGGCTCTTTAATAAAACAAAAACAAAAATCCAATTATTCGGATCCTGGAGTATTGATGAAGATGGATCTATTGAAATTGGAACAGTAGAAACAATCCCTAATTCGTGGGTCATTGAAATAAAGGATCTATGAAATTAATTATTTTTATAGTTTTGTTTTC